TGAGTCAATGATGAATAAGTCCTTGCCGTTCACCATGATTGCCCAAGGCGTTCTCAACATATCCGCAGTCCATTCACGCTCTCTCAAAGACTCGTAAGCATATTGAGAGTCGTCTTGAATTTCATCACTCATTTCTTGGCTCCCTTCCGGGCTGCCTTCTTAGGCTTAACAACAACTGGCTCTTCTTCGGGTGGCAGCATGCCTTCAAACATGTAACTGCCCATGTGACCTAACTGGCACCAGGGCGCAGCGTAAATCTTGCCGCCATGCCTACGCCATTCGTTACAGAAAAAGTAGTCCTCGCTAAGAAAACGCCCAGTGTCAGGACAGATTGGGTCCATGAAGAATGCGTAAATCTTTTCACCTGGTTTGTACGCATTCATGTCGTTGCGGTACTGAGGCGTCCACTCTTTCATTTTCTCGAATACTTCGCGCTTGATCAGCATGAAGCCAGTGCCAATTGCAAACACTTCGCATGGCTCGTTCATCGGTACAGTGATATTGTTTTCAAAGTTGACCGTATTAACAACAAACGATCCGGTGTAGTTTTGTAGGTTTGCTTTGCCTTCGACAGCAGCCTTGCGCACCATGTCCCAGTTGATCTCTTTCTTCGGGTAAATGCCGCCGATAATGTCCTTGTCTGCCTGCAACATTCTCAGTGCGTCTTCGGCGCGGAATCGAATGTCTGCGTCAATCCAAAGCAGGTAGTCATTATCTGTCTGCAAAAACTGGTGTGCCATGTTGTTGCGTGCCCTGGTAATCAAGGATTCGTTAAACATAAAAGCGCACGCTACCTGGTGTCCCATTGTCGAGAAAAGGTTAACCAGTCCCAGTAAAGATTGAACGTAAGCCCCGGTGCATTGACCGCCGTACATTGGTGTTGCTATAAAAATCTTTGCCATGTGTTCTCCATTGTTGAATAGGTGGGGCATGTCGCAGTTCCACTGTGCCCCGCAGCGGTCCTAACTGTCCTCCTGGGTGGAAGACTCATCCTGCGACTGACGGGGGGTTAACTCGTTGCCCAACAGTTTCAGCAGATCAGGCAGGTGCATGACTGCCAGGGACTTCCTGCCATCGGCACGCATAATCACGACCGGGGTTTGTCCAGCCTCACACGCCTGGTCTGCCTGGTCCATGAATTCGTACACGGCAATCTTTCTCCGGCGCTTGCACTCAATAAGATAGTCGCCAAGCAAAAGGTCTCCCTCTTCGCGCTCCTGGTATTGCTTCAGGTTGCGCTTGATCTTGACCCCTAGCACGTCGAATATGTCATTGGCTACTTCACGCTCGTAAGTAGCCCCGCGCTGTCTGCTGATCTTTGCCATTAGTAGCAGGACGTATTGCAGTTACCGCCATAGCAGCAGGTAGTGCATGTGACATACCGACCGTTGACGTAGTAACTGTGCGTCGTGCAAGCAGCGTAGGCTGCCGAGGCAAAACACAATGCCGCAAGTGCTAATGCAATTTTCTTCATCGTCTTCTCCTTAAAATGGAATGTCGTCGTCAGAGTCCACACGACGGGATGGGAAAGGATTGCTGTTTGCTCTTGGGGGTTGTGCTGGCTGCCCACTATTCTCAGGTTGCCAGTTGTCTTCCTTGAGGCTGATCAAAGCGCCTACCGCAGTCTCTTTCGTCCAGGCTGCCAGTTTAACTGTCTCGCCTGCTCTATAGTCCCGGTCTAGTTTGATCTCGCCCTTCCAGTCCGGTCCTGATCCCTTCTTAAACCGGTTCGATAGCAGCACCCCGGTACCTCTCATGCGTTCACGTTCTGTCATTTCTTAGTCCTTTCTGTAGATAGGTTCGCCCAGTTGAATTGAGCGCTCATCATTTCGTCAAAATCAAAGTGTTTGCCAAAGCACCCTTTGAAAGTAACTTGCTCTTCTTCAAAGCCCCATACCTGGTTGTCGTAGATATAAACGGCAGCAGGCAATGTGGTTGCGTCACTAACAAAGTTGTGTCCCTTGGCGGTTGCTGTCCAAATGCCGGATCGCGTAGCCTTACTTTCGATCAAGCCCCAATGCTCAAGCAGCGGATAGGTCTTACTCTTTAGCATCCACCTGGGCGCCTTGTTCTGAACATCGACCCACCCTTCAGCATCCAGGTGTGTGATGATCCAGCGCAGGCACAAGGCTAAGTGTTGGCTCAGTTTGATCTTGTAAACCTTGCCCCACTTGCCGCAGCATGGGCAGTAAGCGCCCTCGCCTTCGATTGCCTTGTTCCAGTTGTTGCGCATCCGTGCCAGGAAGTTGCCTTCCGACTCAAATAACTCTGCTTGATCTGTCATTGTTTTGGCACCGGAGTCGTTTCGATTGTGCGTATAGCAGCCCTCTCACCATTCGCCATGAGTTCAGCCAGGGTTTTCTTTTCGGCTTCGATCATTTCAATAATGAATGAGTTGGCATCGCGCAGTGCGGCAATCTTTTCCTTCTTCTCTTCCATGTTGAATTTCTTGCTCGACGCAATACGATCAATCATGGCGAGATAGGCAGCCACCCACTCTTCATCATTGGGCAGTTTGTCATAGGCTTCTTTGACGCCTGGCACCATAAAGACAATGCCTTCTTCCGGCACCTGGTAAACCTGATCAGGCGGCGACTCTACAGTCAATGGCGCAGGGTCTTCCGTCACTACTAGGCTTTCACGACGCGCCTCCGGGATAGACTCGACTTCGGTTTCGTCGAGCATTCCGAGTCCGCAGTGGGCGAGTACGGAGCGCCGAATCGCTTTTGTAGTCGCTTTAAGGATTGCATTAGCAAGTCGTTCTCCTTGAAGGCTTGAGACGTCAACAGCCCCTTGATTTTCCGAAACTCTGCCATCAGCACCGGTACATCGGACTGAGACAATGTAAATTCCATCCACTCGTTCCCGATGCGTAATCTGAGTTGAAAGTTTATGAATTGCACAGAGTTGTTGGGTTGCTCCTGCGTTGGCATAAAGTATTTGCTTTCCGTTCAAGGTTAATAGATCAAAGGGCTTGGCTGCTGGATCAAGCCCCACCTGGCGGCAGCGAAACAAGTAGTAGTCTCGCTTTTGTGTTTCATTCAAGCCCGATAGATCGCCGCGCAGGACAATAGAATCCTGAATCTTTGGGTCTAGTACGGCGGCATTTGATCCGCCACTTATGTTCACGACATTCATGGTTGCCTCACTTCAAAAGAAAACGACGTGATCCAGGCTGCTCTACGATAAATTTCTCGTAGATTTCAGGCATGGAGTTCTTGAATAGTTCGGCTGAGAATGCCTTGCGAGACTTGCTGGCTTTCCAGGTTGCAAGCACTTGTCCATCGACTGAGACTAATTGGCTTGCTTCCATCATGTAGCCTTGGATAGCGCTTTGGAATTGGCTCTCTTGCTCTTCAAGGGCTTTGATCTGCTCCTTGATAATCTTGAGACCTTCACACGCTTTCTCTAGGTTTTGCGTAGCGATTAGGTTTGTGCCGTTGTCTTGGCGATAAACCAGTTTTGCAGCATCGCCCATTGTTTCCGGATCAAAAGACCTGGCTTGAATGCGACCCCAAAACTCAGCCATTTCTTTGATATGTATGTCTTTGAGTTGCGCACTAAAGTCTAGTGGATAGCCCACAATCTCTTGCCCACCAAAGCACACGACCAGGATAACTTTCTCGACCTGGTGAACAGTAGCCTCATGCAAACACTGCACTCGGTATCCAATATCCACGTCCATGCTGCCATGTTCGCCGTACTTCTTACGTTGGTGAATGCCCAGGTTCTTAACCTCATACAGCACTTTGCCATCCTCGCTTATGTAATCGAAATGGCTCTTCAAAAAATTATGCTGCGGGTGAGACAAGGAATAGTCCGCGTCCTTAAATTGGATTTGGTTGCGCCTTGCATACTCGCGCATGATTGGCTCTTGCATGACAAGACCCATCTGCACTGCTTCGACGTTGGATAGATCATCCAATGGTTTCGCGCCAATCTTCTCAGCGTAAACCTCGCCGCCTCTTCCTTCTACAAAACGCCTGGCATCGTTTGACCAAAGCCCGGCATTCCTTACTTCAGGTGAGAAATCACTCATATTCAGCCCCTAATAAATTAACGATCAAGTTTGTAGCATAGCCACACCACAAACACCACATACACCACACTCCAAAAAACTTCTGTACCCGTCACTCGTAGTCCATGCCCAGGCTAATGCGACGCTCTTTAAGACGCTGTACGCTGTCTTGCAAAGCCTCGACACTATGACGCGCATCGTCCAATGCCTGCTGCAACTCTGCTTCCTTTGCACGCAAAGCATTGACGTTCCGGTAGTACTCGGACAGTTCGGGTTCGGCTTGGAGTTTTGCAGCGTTTGCCGCGTTCATACCGCATAGCATGTTGAATATGCTGTCGGCGTAATGAATGGCATCAAAGCCACATTCTTGCTTGAGTATTGCGTTCATGTTTTTCCCCTCATA